ATGCTTACACTAGACCAAGTAAAGAGTAAATCATCTGCGAGATTGATAGGGTTGCATCCGGTTGTATTGGCTGCTGCAACAGTTTTAATTGAACGCTGTTACGCTCGGGGAGTTCCTATCTTGATAACTCAGGGGTTGCGGACAATAGCTGAGCAAAACGCTTTATACGAGCAAGGGCGCTCAAAGCCAGGAGTAATCGTCACCAATGCCCGAGGTGGATATAGCTATCACAATTTTGGACTCGCTGTAGATTTTGCCTTATTACTGCCGAACGGGTCCAGCGTGTCATGGGATATGAATCGAGACTACAACGATAACAACATCAAAGACTGGATAGAAGTAGTGGAAGAGGCTAAGAAACTCGGCTTTGAGTGGGGCGGTGACTGGACATCATTTAAGGATTACCCTCATTTCCAAATGGTTTTTGGCTTAACTCTTACTCAGCTGAGAACTGGTAGCAAGCCATCTGAAACAGCAATGGCAAAAGCAACGGCTATTATAGATCGACTAAAAGGGGAGGCAGATGAAGATATGAGTAGAATTGCAGAACTGGAAGAACAAGTGAAGGAGCTATTGAAAGTCGTAACAGGCTTGACTAATAGCAAAGATGTACTTAAAGAACAGTCTCTCAAACAGGCTGCAGATATTAAGGAACTTAGCACTATATTGTTGGAATTGACGAATACGAACCCTCCTGACTGGTCCAAAGAGGCTTTAAAGGCATTCGCATGTACACCGTCAGTTATCAATGGCAAGCCAGTTATTGATACACCGGGATCAGCAACATATTCGGAAGCACGGATAATTACAATTCTGTATCGGCTTGGGCTGGCAGCACAACAAAAGGGGGACAAGTAAAGTATGGAAAATCAAAACTTAACGGATGTATTGGCGTTCGCTTCGGTGATCGCTGTTTTTGTGTTGGCAGGAGTGCAGTTTGTAAAGACTTCGTTTAACGTACCTAAAAATATATTGCCCTTGATTGGATTAGTTATCGGCCTGTTGATCGGTGCATCTGCTTATCCGTTTACAGAGTTAGGCTTAGTGCTTCGATTATGGGCGGGTGGTCTAGCTGGACTATCAGCAACGGGATTGTTTGAACTAGCGTTTAGTAAGAGGGATGGAACGACTAAAGAATAAATTTAAAGCCCTACTAACCTATAATGGTTGGTAGGGCTTTTTTTATTTCAGTAATTCGAATTCTATTTCTTCTGTGTTGGAAAGACCTGTTTGAGCCACACCTTTACTAGAAAGAGCGATCTTGCCTTTAGCGATATACCCAGGCAATCCGGGTTGTTGGATATCTACGAAAACACTTGTAGCACCGTTATTATTCTCAAGTGCAAGGAGACGAGCATTTTCGACCAAAGCTTTTAATTGACCCTCATCTGTCGCTTCTGTAGATAAAGTTAGATACCACATTCCCGATTTATCTAACCGTTCATCAATGATCTCATATGTTGGCAGTTCTATTTGCGTCTCGACTTCATTTACAGCAGTGTCATTTGGAGTTGAGGCAGGATCCTCAGTAGGTTTAGATGTTTGTTCAGAAGCAGTTTCTTGTGTCGGTTGTGCAGTAGTTACAATCGCTACATCCTTTGCAGGATCATCCTTTCCATTTAATATTCCGATTATGCCACCTATAACGATTACAATGACCCAAAATACCCATTTTTTGTAGAAAGGTTTCTTCATGATGTTCCCCCTAATATTTGATGGATATTTATATTTTATTCTATCAGATCAAAAGAGGGCAATCTATGAGTACAGTAATCTTATTTTAAATTATCTATCGCGTACTGCGCTTCTTCGGCAGTGAACTTTTCCCCGTATTCTGAAATCAATTGATCGTAAATAGCCGAATCTGACATACTCATAGTCTCTGCGTATGACTGTGCCTTTATTAATGCATTTTCTTTCCAATCAAATACAATGTTATCGATAGCATATTGAGCGGCTTCTTTAGGGAAGTTCTCCCCATACTCAGATGTCAATTGTTCGTAGATGCCTTTCTTTGACATATTCATAGTTTCTGCATATTGTTCTGCTTTTTTTAATGCCGATTTATGTTCCCTAGGGATACTTTCCTCTTTTACCTTGGCTTCATCCTCAGCTTTAGCTACTGCTTCTTCTTTAGCCTTTTTCTCGGCGTCCGCTTTTTCAGCAGCTTCGTTAATTATTTTCAGTTCTTCTTCGGTCGGTGTTGCAGCTGGTTTTTCAGTTTCTTTGGCTACTGCATCTACCGCCTGAGCGCTAGGCTCAGGATCTGCAAGAGTTGTAGTATCCTTATCATTCCCCAAACTTCCTATCCATCCAATTACAAGGATCAGTACTAACCAAAACCACCATTTCTTATAAATCGGCTTCTTCATTTTATCCCCCTATTTTTAATAATAATTTACATGGCAAGTCTAACAGACACAGGAAAATATTTCTACAAATTCTTACAATGTTTGTATGATCGCCTTATATTAGCGAAATGCTATTCATGAGGTGATAAGCATGGATATCCTAGTGGTCCATATAAAATCCGGTATAGCTGGAGTGATTGATTCAAGTGATGTAATCTTTTTACAGACAGAGGGTGAGTACACGGTGCTGCATACAAAAGAAGAGGAGTATCGTCCAGCTGTAGCCCTAAGGGATTTTGCAGAGATTCTTGTGTTAGAAGGATTCGAACCATTAAGTAAATCCAATCTCGTTAATTTAGAAAAAGCTGAAATATATGACAAATTAACAAAAGAATTATTTTTCGACAAACACCTAAAAGGAAAGCATACAAGAGTATCGAGGCGAAATATTGAAAAAATAAAGGACGAAATACCGTTCGCCGACCGTGAACGGTAAGAGATAAAACGACATAGAACGACAGCATAAGTCGGGACAAGAGGGTATGCTTATTACAACGCAAATGTTGTTATCCTATTGGGTGACAATAACCTCGTGGGAGAGTAGAAAATCTACTCGCTCCTGTCATTCACGACTTCAAGAACATAAAGATCGGTGGTGCGACATCCAAGGATATGAGCAGCGTTTATCGCAAATTCGAATGACATCTTGCGCTCGCCACTAATGATTCTGTTTACAAATTGGCGGGATACATTCATGCGTTTTGCGAAATAAGCTTGTGTCCACCCATGTTCGTCAAGTCGATCAGACAGAAGACAATCCCCGAGTTTGAAACCCATGGGCTGCTCCTTTTGTGAAAGTTATAAAAAAGTGTTCCCATTATGTTCGTATTTATGGTATGCTTGTTCCAATTATCGCGGCGGGAAATATTCACATCATGGGAGTGATGACGTATTACAATTTATTCAATAAGAACAGAAGAACTCCTGCTTCATCTCCACAACAAAGGTTTAGACATAACAGAAGCAGAAGAATACTTAAGCGGTATTACTGATCAAGTAGATCAGCAGCAGACTGCAAAATTTGTACTAGACGTTTCTTTTGATCATCAGTAAGCGGTTTTCCATTCCGAGTAAGATTATGTATATGTAAATTTTCTATAGGTAATTCCCCTAAAGCTTCCCCAGTTAAATACTGCGGGGAGCTTTCTTTAATTTGTGCAGACCCCCTAAATGTGGGATCAATATCTCCATGCGCTACATCAAGAGCATCACAAATCATTTGTAGATTTCCAGGAGACATGAGCGTCTTAGCATTTGTGTAGTCCGATATAGCGCTAGTCGATAGTCCCGTCTTTTCAGCCAATTCCTTTTGAGTTACTTTCTTCTTTTCCAGAATTGATTTTAGATTTTTTGCCATCTCTGCCATTAATACTTTTTCTACCTCGGCATATTTCTTACGCACTTTTCATCCGTCCTTTTCTCGATCCATATTTACAGGATATTTTCCTTCATTATAGCGCACTTTTCCAAAAAAACAAATAGAAAAATCCAGTTTTTACGGTTGACAGTCCAGTTTTACCGGATTAATATAGGGGTACACCAAAAGAAAGGAGGGGCACAGATGATACTTGAAAAACAGAACAAAATATTCAAAATAACACTCCGTGCAGCGAGAATAAACTGTGGATTGACACGTGAAGAGGTTGCTATAAGAGTAAACAAGAGCGTGGATACAATCCGAAAGTATGAATCTGATTCATCGGATATACCTCGTGATCTACTAGTAGCGTTGCTTACAATGTACGACGTGCCTGACGAACATATTTTTTTCGGCAAAGAATCCGTGAAAACTGGATTTAGTAGAGTTTTATATCAAAAGAAGACTTCCTAATTAAAGGAATGCTCTTTGAAAATAACATAAGTTTTCTTAATAGGGATGTGAATGATTTGGCTCATGTATCAAAACAGGCACTACTAAACATCTCTTATAGAGCTGCTGTGGCTCTGGAATTTAAAGGTGGATGGGTGCGCAAAGAAGGAGAGTCGAAATGGTTCAGATGGATCCAAATGTATCGACATCTCAGTTATCGATTGAAGCAAGAGAAACGACTTCAAAATCCGTAGTAACATCGTACCGCATACACAGCATTAAGGTTTTACGATTTAGTCAGAAAGGATGGCGAACAATGCTCACACCAATACACACAATTAACATAGGTAGCCGGATCCGTGAAGACATGGGCGACATTGCAGGGCTGGCAGAGAGCATCAACGCTCGCGGTTTATTGCATCCCATAGTTATTGATGAGTCAGGCAACCTGATTGCTGGACATCGCCGCTTGGAAGCTCACAAGTTGCTGGGTCGGGAGGAAGTTGAGACCAAGACAATATCTGATCTTACTGACAAAGAAAAGCGGTTGATTGAGTTGGAGGAGAACACGAAGCGCAAGGCGCTAACGGAGTTCGAGGCTTCGAAAAATCTCGTTGAACTCGCGGATGCCGCAAAGGAAGTCTTAAAAGACGACTTTTCATTGCTCAGTAATGAAAAGTCGATGGGCAGACCACAAAAGCCGGATTCTGAGGAAAAGGTTGCTGAACTTATAGGCGTACCACAGCCTACACTCAGTCAAGCAAGAAGCCATGTTGCAGCTGTCGAACAATTCCCGGCACTTGAATCTCTAGGAAAAAAGGAAGCCATTAAAACCGCTAAAGACCCAGACAAGGTAGAGCTTTACCAGAAGGCAGTGAATGAGTTTCCAATCCTTGGGGAGGCAAAGCTTCCAGCAGATGTGGTTATTCAAGGAGCTGAGAAGCTACGGAGCGCACCGCCTGAAGTCGCTCAGAAAACACTGGAGAACATCGCTGCTGAAGAGAAACGGTCGGCACTACATCAGCAACTTATTGATGAGCAGTACAAACAAAAACGGGTTGTGGACAACATCATTGATGCCGCTGGAAGAATGTCGGGTGCAGTAACGGAGGAGCGTTGGCTATCGTGGATAGAGTTACAAACTGACCGAATCGTTATTGATGTTTCGGCAAGTCAAGTTCAGCGCGGTATTGAAGAACTTCAGCGGCTTCATTCCAAAATGAAAGATGCACTGAAGGGTCCTCGAAAGGTGGTGAAAGGTCGTGGCTAAGTACAGATTGGTTCGGGAGGATCGGACGGATTTCGTTTTGGGGCATCTTCACAAAAAAATAACTCTTGCTGATGCGGTAGCCTTTCTGAAAGAACGGATTGTACTGGATGAAAAGAAGGCAATTGATGATGCCTGGAACGATAAGGGACGTCAATTACTTCGCAGTTTTAAGGACAGTGAAGGTGTCCGGCGGCTAGCTGCTTATAACGATTCACCCGAGGGCGAACAGCGCCGGATGGTTTATCAGATGATTGATATCTGTAACGATGTCGAAGTTCTCGAGAAACAAATACGTAACATGTCCAAGAATCGGGACGGATCAGATAAGTTGATTAAAAAGGCAGCGGATCGTATTGAAAAAATTGCGAATCAGTCAGACGAAGCTTTGACCTTTGATTTCGAAGAACTGGAGGAGGGGGCATCCCAATGACCGCAACCGCAATACCTGAAAGAAAACTAACGCCGGACGAATTGATTCAAAACAACATGGGACTGGTTAGATCGGTTGCTAATAAAATCAGCAAGACAACTGGTGTGGAGTATCTGGAACTATTTCAGGAAGGTTCCATTGGACTTGTAAAGGCAGCTCGATCCTTTGATGAAACAAAGAACTTTAGGTTTTCCACCTATGCTACCAGATGCATCCAGAATGAAATGTTGGTTTATCTTCGTAAAGGACGCCAAACGATTAAGTGTAAGAGCTTGGAATTAATTCCGAACTGGCATGACAGAGCAGGTAACTATGATGGTGATATGTCACTCATAGAGGTTGATTCAAACGCTTTGGAAAGCATGTCTATCAAACACAAGAGAATGATGCTGTTGCTTTCAAAAGGGTTATCAATACGGCAGGTGGCGAAAGAAATGAGAGTGACCCCAAAAGCAGGCTATAACATGTTATATAAGGCTCGGGCGATCTATGAGAAAGCATCGGGATTCAGATTTTAAATCAGAATGGAGGTCCTGCAAATGGCAGTATTCATCCATCCTACACATCGCGCTTTAGCTCGCATTACTTACATGAATAGCAACATTAAAGGCGAGCTTATCATCGGAGAAGCAGAACTAGCACTGATTATGCCCTTACTCATGGATAACTTGAACATCGTCCAGCAGGTGGATGGCATTAAAGAAGCGACATTAGCGGCGCATTGTACAGGAAACATGGATCTTGCGCAGCACTTCACAGATAAATTGAATGAATGGGAGGCACAACTGAAATGAGCGCATCAGCTGATTTATCAAATGCTTTACAGGACTGCAAACGACGGGGCTGTACTAAGGAGCAGATGCAGTGTTTTATCGACAGAGCTCGGAGCTATTGGTCTGGGAATGCAGGAATGCTGGTGGTCGTAGAATCATTGCAATTAGAACTGGAGGGGATCGCATGAATGAGAAAAAAGACGCTCTCAGATTTCACCGCCAAGAAATGGCGTACTGGCTAAGTGTTCAGAAAGATGCTCAATGGCGTGGTGATATTGAAACGGAACAATTTGCTGTCAAGGAACGCCGCAAACATCGTGATGCTGTACTCGCAATCTGGGCTTCTTCAACGGAACAACTGGCGGTGTGCATATGAGACATTATCCTAAGCGTGGGGAAGTATGGTGGGCAGACATGGGGACGGGCGTTGGTAGTGAGCAGCGAGGAGCACGCCCAGTACTGGTAGTTCAAAATAATATCGGTAATATTCATAGCCCGACTATCATCGTAGCAGCAATCACTGATGCGAAGAAGAAATACCTTCCCACTCATATCAAACTAAGCAAAGAACATGGTCTACCTAAAAACTCGGTTGCCATGCTTGAACAGATTAGGACGCTGGATAAGAGGCGTTTGAATAGAAAGGTCGGCGAGCTGAATGATCAAGATATGAAAGATTTGACTGAGGCATTAAAGGTGAGTTTCGGACTGGTTGAGGTTGAAAGCTTATGACAGTAATCATTTGCAGCACAGTCAGATGCCCTTATCCCAATTGTGGTCATACAGGTGATGTAATCACAGTAAATCATTGTCGCACGGCTCATAACATGCAGCGCAAAGAACTGTTTGGGAGATATGGTAAGCCACAAAAAATCGGATACGATCCTCAAGCAGCCAACAAGAATCTAGAGGGACATGTGCCAGCTCAGAAGGTTAACATAGGTTACCCTAGTGATTCTACATTTGCGAAAGATAGGAGATCAAGTAGACGTAAAGGGAGGTGAACAAGGTTAATCGGAAGGTCTTAAAAACGGCGAATTCTCGAAGGCTTATTATTTTTTTGCCAAAAACGGGGTTTTGAGCCCAAAAACACTAGAAAGCGAGGGTAAACGATGGACAGAAAGACGCTTGAGTACATGACGGATCGCACTAAGAAGGCTACTGCAATAGTAAATAAAATTGATCAATTATCCAAACAAGCAGAGGAACTCGTTAATGCAACAGAGATTAGGTTCAAGGGCAACAAGTGTCTCGTTGATGTGGAGGATTACGCGTCAAGAGGTAACCGCGACTCGGCTCGGGTTGTAGCAACCATCAAGACATTCGCGGTAGAAGCTATCAACGAAGAAATTCAGCAACTCGAAGAAGAATTGGCTGCACTGTAACAACAAATAAATCATATCGGAGGAATCATTCATGAAACACAACTTCAAAATCAAAACCAATGCTACCATCCTGCTCAAACAAGCCACGGCAGCTCGACAGTTCGCACTCTTCAAATCCCGCCGCCAGTTCAAACACGAACCATCCGAGAAGACAGCGTATAAGCCCGGAACACTTGGTTCTTCTGTGGTTGCAACAGCAATCATTAAAGAATATGGCGGTATTATCCCTCGTTCTCTTCGTAAAGCCAAGGCTAAACGCACAGGAAAACCATTCATCAAGTTCTATAGCCATCAGTAAAAACGCCCCTGGCTGCAACCGGGGACGTTAGTCAAACGCTTATTCAAAAAATCACGGTCACTATAACATAAAAATCAGGAGGATGTAAAGATGCTGCATATCAAACGGATTAAAATAACGGATTGGCTAGGGATCAGTGAACTAGAAGTATCTCCCGGCAAAATCAATAAAGTTGATGGTGACTCAGGCGCAGGAAAAACCAGTTTGATAGAGGCGCTGGAAAAGGCACTGACCAATAATAGTCGGCGTACAGAGGTCATCAGCCACGGACATGAAGAGGCTGAATTGTTTGTAGAGCTAACGGACGGTCTCCAGATCACCCGCAAGGTTAGGTCTGAAAAGGCGGACTATCTCAAGGTTAAGCATGATAGCAAGGCAGTGAGCAGCACAGAAGCTTTCCTACGCAAGCTGATTAACGGTGATATTTTCCGACCGATTGAATTTGTACAGAAAGATGCTAAAGAGCAGACCAAAATTATTCTCAACATGTTGCAGATTGATTGGACAGTTGAAGATATCAAATCATGGTTTGGAGAACTACCTGAGGCGGACTATCAGCTTCATATCCTGCAAATCCTGCAGCAGATCGAATCAGCATATTTCGAAGAACGTTCCAGCATTAACCGTGAAATTAACCTACTACGAGCAAACATCGAAGGGATTAAGCGAGACCTTCCACCGAACTATGATGGCGAAGAGTGGCGCGGTGTTGACCTGCAGAAGCTTTACCGCAAACTGTCAGATGCTCAGGAATCCAATAAGAAGTTGGAAGAGGCAAAGTCATTAATCGACGGGTTGACATTGCGGATCGAGGACATAAAACAGAGATCTGCTAACGCTACAGAAGAAAGGGTCCTGGGTTATCGGAGACAACGCGACACACTGCAAGATAGCATCAAGCGGTTAGAGGAGCGTATCGAGCAGGATCAAAAGATCATCGACGATGCTGACCGCCGAATCGCAGATGCATCCCTACAGTTAGACAACGAAATGGAGCAGGCGATTGATCGCCTCAAGCTTCAATATCAACAGAAAAAGCTCAACGTCCGGGAAGATGTCCAACGTGAGGTTGAACTGAATAAGGGATATGTCAGCGAGCACCGCCAAATGATCGCAGAAAAGTCTTCTTCACTTAATAATATCGAGGAGCATGAGCGCAAGGATCTGGAAAAGATCAAAGATCACGAAGCCAGCCTAATTTCGGCAGAGAAAGCGAAGTCAGGCGATGCTGAGCAAGTGATTGCAGATGTTGAATGGATTGACCCAGAGCCTTTACAGGTTGCTGCTCATAAAGCAGCTGAAATGAAAGAGTATCTTCGAGAGTGGGAACGGATGAACGATATCATTCGCGAGAAGTTGTCTCCGAAAGAAGCGCGGTCCGCTGACCTAACTGCCAAGATTGAGAAGGCTCGCGAGTTGCCGAAAGAATTGCTTAAGACTGCTGCACTTCCAGTGGATGGATTGACTGTAGATGATAAAGGACGTATCCGGATTGATGGCACACTTATCGATGGATTATCTGAAGGGGAGGCGCTGGACTTCGCATTTAAGCTTGCTAAGGCTCAGTCAGGTCCGCTAAAGGTAATCTGCATTGATGGTTACCAGAACCTCGGAAGCAAGCAACAATCGATTTTGGAGAACGCTCAACACGATGATTACCAATACTTCTTGCTCTCCACGGTTGAGGGCAAAGATCTGAATATCGAAATTCTGGAGGGATAAGGAATGTCAAACAATCAGTTAGCCACGATACACAACAATCTGGAAAGATTGATCGATTCCGAAAGAGATGCAATGCCTTCCAGCTTTAATAAAACCCGGTTCTTACAAAACTGCATGACTGTATTGCAGGACACTTATGGAATTGAAAAGGCTGATCCAGTGAGTATAGCCCGAACCATGCTCAAGGGTGCATTCCTCGGTTTGGATTTCTTCAATAAAGAATGCTACGCAATCATTTATGGCGGCAAAGTCGAATTCATGACGGACTATAAGGGTGAGGTTAAGCTTGCCAAAAAATACAGTTTAAATCGGATCAAGGATATATATGCCAAGGTAGTACGGGAAGGAGACGAGTTCGAAGAACTCATTGAAAAGGGCAAGCAGACTATTAACTTCAAGCCGTTACCATTCAATGATGGAGAGATTTTGGGAGCCTTTGCTGTAGCTGTTTTCGAAAATGGTTCTATGATCTACGACACCATGAGTGTTAAGGACATCGAAAAGATTAAGGAGAACTTTTCTAAAAAGTCCAAAGACACGGGACAGTTTTCTAAGGCGTGGGTTGTCACTACAAGCGAAATGTACAAGAAGACGGTCCTGCGGAGGCTCTGCAAAAATATTGAACTGGACTTTGACACCATTGAGGCGAAGCAAGCATTTGAAGACGGCGGGGATTTTGAATTCAATAAAGATAAAAAGCCAGCACAAGAGAGCCCATTGAATCCTAAAGCAACTGTGATCGACGGAGAGTTTACAGAGGTCGGGGAGGGCGCGACTGATGGGCTCGCTCAAGAGTGATCTGACTGGTAGGAAGTACGGTAGGCTTCTTGTGATAGGCATCTCTGAGAAAAGAAGTAAGTCTACCAAATGGATTTGCAAGTGTGATTGCGGAAAAGAAAAAGCGGTCATTGATTACAACCTTAAAAGCGGTCATACCAAGAGTTGTGGATGTTTAAGAAGAGAGACAGCAAAGCTTTCAAATACGACCCACGGGCTGTCAAAGACAAGGTTTTATCAATGTTGGAGAGATATGATCGACAGGACAACAAGGGAAGAAAATTCCGCATATGAAAATTATGGTGGTCGCGGAATTTCAGTTTGCGAGAAGTGGAAGATATTCGAGGGATTTATGAATGATATGCATGAGTCATACCTAGCGTACGCCGAAGCGAACGGAGAACAAAATACAACGATAGACAGGATTGATCCCAACGGAAACTACTATTTCGATAACTGCAGATGGGCAACACCTAAAGTCCAGTCGCTAAACAGAAGAAACAATAAAAAATATATGGTCGATGGCGAGCTACTCACAGCCAAAGAAATATCTGAAAAGTACTGTATCTCGTATTCAGCAGTGATTCATAGGATCAATCGCGGATGGAGTAGTGAAGAACTTAAATTACCGACTGGAGGCGCCAGAAGTGGAACTTAATCGAGAAAATTATTTTTCTAATGAAGCAAATCGTCATTATATGTCTGTTTCGCAATTTAAGAGCTTCCTACCTTCCTATGGAGGGTGCGAGGCTCAGGCTATGGCAAAGATCAACGGGGAGTATGTGCAACCTCCAGTCATGGCATTTATGGAAGGACACTATGTTCATGCATGGAACTCAAATGAACTCGATGAATTCAAAGCAGATAATCCGGATCTATACAGCAGCAGGGGCCCAACAGCAGGACAGCTTAAATCAAACTTTCAACACTGCAATAAAATGATCGAGGTCCTAGAGAACGATCCTTTGGTAATGAAGGCACTGGCTGGAAAGAAAGAGGTCATAATGACCACGGAAATGTTCGGTATCCCTTGGAAGGTCATGCTGGACAGTTACCAACCTGAACATAAAATTTTCGCTGATTTAAAAACCATGAAAGAGATGGACGGGAAGTTTTGGAACCGCGAGGCTCAGGCTTATGAGAACTTCCTTGATCACTACGGCTACATCATTCAGATGTCCGTTTATGCCGAGGTTGAGCGGAGAGTATCTGGACGCAAACAAGAGGAGTGGCTGCTCCCACACATGGTTGTTGTAACCAAGCAAGACCCACCGGACCACGATATCTTGTATTTTGACTTTGATGATATCGCTGCACACCTTCGAATCGTTGGTAACCACATCGAGCGTGTCAAAGCAGTCAAGTCTGGTCAAACAGAACCAGTGCGCTGCGAAAAATGCGAGTACTGTCGAATGACAAAGAAGATCACTCGGATAAAACACCACAAAGAATTGAGCCTTTACTGATGAGCGCCTTTGGTTTCCACCCAGTGAAGAAGCCAAACCATAAACGAAATAAGCCCACCGCCAAAGAGCGAGGCAAGATTACATCCGAGGTATACAACGCGGCTATGGAACGATCAGGTGGTCGCTGTGAGCGTTGTGGAAGCATCAAAGGCTTACAGTGTGCCCATCTAATCAGGCGCTGGCAGATCGACGGTAAAACTACTGTGAAGGATGTGGCGATGCTCTGTGGTCCTAGTGTTAATACTGGGACCTGCCACAACTGGATTGATTACACGAAGGATGGCAAACAGTGGGCGGTAGATTTCAGGGATCAGCTCTATGAGGAATGAACCCATCGTACAAGTAGAGATACACGTCCTTAGTCCAGATTGCAAGGTATGTGGTCAAGAGATCAACCCAGATCGCGAGGAATACATTGGACGCACTTGGGTATGTCCTCGCTGTTATGGTGAGCTGACTAGCGGCAGGGATCGCAAGGATCGGAAGTATAGAATCAAAAAACTATGAAATAGAGGTGCAGCAGATGCCAATTGAAATAAAGGTTTTCAAACAGGCTAAAGGATTAAACCCAGGTGTGTATGAAGCACGCTTAATTTATACAAGTGGACTCAACGTTTTGTTTCCTAAAGCAGCAAATCTACCAGCTCAAATAATAAGTGGTCCAGCCGCAGGGGTGATTGTTCCATATGAAAATTACATCGAAATCAGTAACTTACCTGCACAGTCAGACTTGGTTGAACACAATGAAGATTTGACCGAGAGATTAGCTAACGCTGGGATAACTATAAAAAATCTAGAAAAATACATCAATGATCGCAGAGAGTCATGGGATCAGGAACGAAAGAGCCTTGAGAAATCACTTGCAGAAGGCGGCTTGATGGTTGGTGAACTAAAAAAGGAAAATGAGAAACTTCGTAATGGTGAATACGCCATAAACCTTGCCCCTCATATCGGAGCGCTTAAGGAACGTATTCAACAGCTAGAGTGGGAATTGGAATCTTGGCGTAACAGCAAGAAAGTACAACTACCAAGGGAAGTGGCTGCTGAACTTGATGAATTAATTATTAAAGGAATATCAAATTCGGCTATAGCGAATAGGTTTTTCACGGCTGCAGATGAGGACGAAGAACACTATGGAGTGAGCGAACTTTTAGAATGGACGGAGCACGGTCGAACAGAGCAAGGCAAAGTTCGAGTAATGATTTTTCTATCAGCCTTAGTCAATGGATACACCGAAGCCCCAGAGCCGGAGAAGGATGTTCCATCGAATATTCGATCAGAGGTAACTGAAATTATTAAGTGCTGGATGGGCACGCCTCCTGTAGCAGATGAGGGAAACGACGCTGAACGTTTGACTGAATGGATCTTTGATCACTTTCAGCGGCACGGGGATGACAAATTGCCCTTTTAAAGTAAAGCAGGTGAGGTAGTATGAGTGGTTACATCCAGATCGGACGAGAGTTGCAAAACCACTGGCTAAGGCGTGATAAAGACTATTGGATGGTCTTCTGCGAAATGTACTTTATCGCTCGGTTTTCGGATAAGCCTGAAAAGCGAACTATCGAAGGCATTGAGGTAATAATCCATCAAAAAGAGTTCATATTTGGACGTCCTGCTTGGAGTCGGAGGCTTGATATTTCAGAGCAAAGGTTGAAGACATTGGTCAAAAAGCTGGTTGATGAAGGCTTCATAAAGGTGACCCAAAAGCACAATAAATTCACTATTTATTCCTTCGAATATGTGCCAGAAATCAACCAGCAGAACAACCAGCAGAACAACCAGCAGAACAACCAGCAGGATTCTCCAGAGCAACCAGCAGAACCCCTTGCCCCGCAAGGCTTTGAGGACGATAGCAACCAGCAGGGCTTTCCCAATCAACCAGCAGAGCAACCAGCACAGCAACCAAAGAAAGAAAAAGGTATTAAAGAAAAAGGTATTAAAGAAGAATGTTTAAAACCCATAGGGGGGAAGAAGATGCCTAAAATATCCGAGGCTCAAGTTAAAAAAAGCCGGGTTGATAAGGTTGAATTCGATGACGAAGTCTGGCTTAAACAAACTGAGTACGAAAAACTTGTGAATGAATTGGGAGAAGAAGCGGTAACGTGGATGATTCAAACGCTCAGTTCATACAAGGTTTCAAACGGAAAGCCGTATTTGAGCGATTATGCCACTTTCAAAAAAGGCGGATGGGTTCGGGAAAGATACGCAGATTACCTTACCAAGAAAAAGGACGGATATAAAAACAAATCGCAGCAGGCAACCAGCAATTTTAAAGGTATGAAAAAATTATTTACAGGGGGTGTTGAGCTTGGTAATAACGCTCGAACAGACGGCAGCCCTTCTATCGAGAATCCAAATAGCATACCCCGCCTTCGTTAACATATTTGAGGAGGATGATTACGGGAACGTCATTAACGCTCCAACCGCTCAGTTATGGCAACAACGGTTGTCTGCAAACGGGATAACAATTGAGCAAGCTGTCCAGGCATTGGATAAGCACATTGATACCAGTCAATTTGAACCGAAAATAGCGGACATCATCAACAACAAACCGCAATTATCCATTTACGACATACAGGCGCAGGAGAGACGGCAGGAACAGCTTGCGCTGCTGGAGTACCACGAGAGCAACGAGGTTATACCAATGCCGGACCATATTCACGAACTGCTGGAGCGTTTAGAGAATAAGCGAACGTTAGGCGGTGACGACAACCTTGAATGATTACAACTACTTGTACGAAGCTGAAATAAACGTTCTCGGAGCGATTATGAAGAAGAAGGTTCTCATGGAAGAGTGCGTGCTGAGCGAAGAGAGCTTCAATCCTGAATGGGACAATGGACTGATTCTTCAGGTACTGCAATACGCCTATGATCAATTCTCAGGCAGAGAAGATCCATTTTATATCCCTGATTTGATTAATCATTGGGGCGATAAGCTTTCAAAGGTTGGTGGCGGCGTAGCGTTGATGGATATCTCAAAGAGCGTTCCAGAAACATCAGCTGCAATGTTTAAGCACTACATGGGAATAGTCAACGAAGCTCATGTCCAGCGCGAAATTGAGCGGGTGGCACGTGAACAATATTCTCGCGGATCACTGGAAGATATGAAGAACGAGGTTGTACGGATTGAAGCTATACAGGCAAAGACATCCAGTGGCTCAGAAGTAGTGCGGGTATCTGATTTAATTAAGAGTCACACTTCACTTCTCATTAAACGTTCCCAGAATCCAGGAGGAATCACTGGGCGAAAAAGCTGTTCTGATGACCTTAATAATCTGACCAAGGGACATCAGGAAGAGGATTTCATTGTTGTAGGCGCTCGACCATCGGTTGGTAAGACAGCCTTTATCTGTAATGATATGCTGGCATCTACGGCGGACGGATCAGCTGCCCTGCTCATTTCAGGAGAAGACGGCAAGATGAATATTCTTGAACGGACGATTGCAGCTTCCAGCCGCGTTGAGCTGGCACATATGAAATCCGGCAGAATGACTGAACGGGACTGGGAGCGTTACGGATTTGGTGCTGAGCTTATTGAAGGGCGGAATATCTTTATTGATGATACTTCAGCCCCGACAATTGAATCGATCCGCCGGAAAGTTTCCAAACTGATTCAAAAGTTTCCGAAACTTACGCTTTATGTTGATTATCTACAACACTTACGCAGCGAAAAACCATTCGCTTCGGATCGTGAAATGTATAAGTACATCAGCTACGAATTAAAGCAGATTGGACGAAAATACCACGTCCCGGTTGTATGCTTAGCCGCACTGAGCCGCAAGGTGGATGAAAGAAATGATAAGCGACCACTCATGTCCGACATACGAGATTGCGGAAACATTGAGAGCGATGCTGATGTGGTGATCTTCTTGTACCGCGATGATTATTACAATGCCGATAGCAATCGAAAAGGACTGATTGATCTGATTGTGGCTAAAGGGCGGAACGTTGGTACAGGCACAGTTAGCATGGTGTTTGATAAGGCATGCCAACAACTCATTAACATTACTGCAAAAATAAAAGAAGAACGGAAAGAAAAAGGACTCACATCATGAGTAAGGATGGAAGAATACCCGACGATGAAGCTTATGAAAATTCACTTGCATGGCTATTCGAAAAGGCGAAGCTATTGGATGATCCTTTAACGCTGGCAGCGGAAGAACGACACAAACTGCAACGCACTTATGACTTCGTTGAGCAGCGCATTCATGAATATAAACGCGGTCAGATGCTTCTTGCAGACCCGGGACGCATCAAGCTATACAAGGCTGCAGGGGTTTCATATCAAGAATTCAAATAGGAGGGATGATAGATGAATGAATGTGAATGTCCTAATTGCCATTCAGAAGCTACACATACATGGGCGCTAGTGCCATTGTGTCAAGAACACTTTGAAGCAGTGAAACAAGAAACACACCTTTACTATAAAAAGCGAATCGCATATTCTGCACGATTAACATATATGAGCATCATTTACTTGATTCCTTGTAGTCGGAAGGAGTGAGGATATCATGAATAACGGTTATGAGATCAGAGGCGACACTACTGCGATCTTTATCGAAGGCAAGGGTCAGCATATGGAGACCATTATAAGCACAAATAAACTTCAGTCTGCCTTGTCTTTCCCAAACAAATGGCATGCATCATGGTGTCCTTTACGTAAGGCGTTCTACGTCACTGGTCATCCCCCTCGAAACGGCGGGCCATCTAAAACAATCTGTTTACACAGATGGATATTAAGGATTGATGACCCGAAAATCGAAGTGGATCATTTCGATAATAATCCACTTAACAATACGGATGGTAATCTACGCCCATGCACGAGAGAGCAGAATCTTCAAAACAGAACAATTCAATGCAATAACAGTTCAGGTTTTAGAGGAGTTTGTTTCCACAAAAAAACAAAAAAATGGCAAGCTAATCTAAGAATTGATGGCAAACAAGCATATTTAGGGATCTATGATTCAAAAGAAGCGGCGGCAGAAGTAGTTGCTGAGGCTAGAAAAAAACACATGCCGTTCTCTAAGGAAGCTTCGGGGGTGGTGAAGTGACCCGCTTCGTAGGAATTGACCCCGCCACAACAACTGGATTTGTAGCACTGGATGAAGAGGGAAATGTCCTTGTTGAAACGGACCTTAGAGGCGAAGGGAAGAGAGAACCCGGAGGAATTAGCATTGGGATGCTGGTATCACTTGAAAATAAAGTATATGGACTCTTGAAACCTGGTGACATTATTGCGATTGAAAAGGCTGCCTTCAAGACAGACATGGGTGTGACTACTGGAATGATCCACGGCGGATTGCGAACCATGATTCTAAGAAAAGGATTGAATCATGTTGACATCAATGTCCAACACACTAAAAAGTTCGTGAATCGGAATCAGCGGGTACCACATTCTGAAAAGAAAAGTTTCATTGCTGCCGGAGTTCTGGAACATTACGACTATGCACACAAGAGCGACAATGTTACGGATGCATATATCATAGCCCGGATTGCTCAAGCCTTGCATCAAGTCCGCAATGGACATCCTTTGGACTTATTCACATCCTATCAACAGCACGTAATAAGAGCCATCCTTTATCCAGATGAAACACCGACCAAGCCAAAGAGTAAATCAAAAACGAACAAACGCACAGGGAAGCCTGCGGCGGCGGGCAGTCACGCTCAAAATACAGAACAAACGTGCTTGTTTTAAGGAGGCGGAAGGATTGAACTGGAAAAAAGCGACTCTCCCTCAACTCTATGAGATTGCGTACCACGATAGCGGCGCGCCCCTAGTGCATAAGCATGCTGCCCTAGCTGAGATCCAGCGCAGACAACCTCATCGGCGTGAAAGGGTCAATCACAAAATCAAGGCGGTGTATCCAAGATGAGCTATTACGATAACGATTTTTATAATGAGCCTAGTGAGTTCGAACAGCAAGTAGACGAATTCAAAGAATCCTTGATGAAGGCTGTCAAGGATGAACATAAAGCGGAGATCGAACGGTTGCGGAAGGAGAACGCTGAACTGCAAGAGGTTAAACAGAACCTTGAAACGATCAAGCGAGATTACAACCAAAAGATTGTTGAATTGGATATGCAAAAACGAAATCTAAAAAACGAGGTTCGACGTGAACGACTCTTGGAATTAATGGGTGACTCAAAAATGGAGCTATTTACAGCACGAATGAATTGGAAGAGTGGTCCGAAATGTGACAAGTGCGATGCTCTTAGACGTATTCAATTCTTATCTCCGTCAGGAAAGAAAATGATGGAGGAGTGTATTTGTAAGAATAACATTTCTTTTTATGCGCCACGAACGCATATCTGCTCATCGTTTGAGTTTAGAAATGGCAAGTTTATGGCTTGGTACAAACCATACTCGGACGCAGATGGCATGGAATTGGAGTACCTGGGAGGATCAAGTGTACCAAGGATCATTTATTCAGGAGAATGTTTTGAATCCATCCAAGAAACACATTACAACGTTTATTTCCGCACAGAAGAAGACTGCCAAGCATATTGCGACTGGTTGACTGAGAAGGAAGCCAACAAGCTAAAGGAGCGTTGATCAAAGTGAACAAGTCAATCTATAACCCAACTGTTCAAGAGCTTTTTTACCACGGACACATATATCACGAAGCGCTTTTGACATACGAACAACATCTTGAAAAGAAGCATGGTGAAAACATGCGAACAGCTGATCCAGATGATAACACGAACTGGGGAGCGCTGGACTGGTACAAAAACGGTAGCATGTCTTTTGCTGAAAAAGAATGGTCAAATTTCATCTCACACCTTCGCGATTGTTTTAAAGTTCATTGCGGGATGGGTTTCTATCTCAAAGAAGACTGCACACAGTATTTTTACCACTCTGGTTCTGTCCCTGGTCTGAAAGGAACTTTCTTACTCCGAAGCCACATCTATATCCAACATTTAGCAGGTGTAGGAATGGATGAAGAACGATTTATGAACGACCTAACAAAAATCGGTAGATGGTAGGGAGCTGAGATAAACAATGGAATCCACATTAACACTTGAACAAATGTATGAAATGCAAAAGGCGCTGGATGCACGGATCATCGAGGAAAAGGGGCTTGAAGGCATTGACCTGCTGCCTAATACGATATTAGCTCTTCAGGTAGAAATCGGAGAACTGGCGAATGAATGGCGCGGATTCAAGCATTGGAGTGATCGAAAAGAACCAAAGCATGGGTACAGCGCAAAAATTGATTGCGACAGATGCAGCGGCAAAGGTTTTTGGTTCGAAGGTGGGCGCGTTCATTGCGGAAAGTGTGGAACAACTGGCAAGGTTCTTAATCCACTGCTCGAAGAATACGTAGACTGCCTGCACTTCTTTTTATCAATCGCACGGCAAAAGGACTGGTCGCAACATCTTGGTATCTGGGAAGAAGCAATTGAGGATACGCGGGCAAAAGGACTGGACGGTGGAATCGGTGGAGCTTTACTTGAGGTTATGTACTGGTTGATGAAGTTTTACATGGAAAAGGGCAAGGACGAAAAGATTGAACAAAAGCTGGGAAAGACCAAGCAAGAGTTTGAGTTTGCAAACGCTTGGTACGTATTCATCGTTATTGGTCTTGTAGGCTTCGGTTGGGATTTTGATGTTATTACAGCTGCCTATACAGCCAAGAACAAAGTAAACCATGATCGTCAATCCAATGGATATTAGGAATGAGATCTGCTGAAGAAACACTTGAACTGCTCTTGCAAGGTATGGATAAGCGGCGGCAGTATCTACGTCGGAAGCTCCGTAGGATTGAGAAGCATGGTACGAAGCCGCGGCGCGGTGGAGGAAACGAACTGAATAGGCTCAAATACTCTGGGCGCGCCGGCATGCTATCCGAGCACGCGACAATCCTTTGTATGCTTGAGGACATACGCCACAGCCGCCAACACCCAGACAATCTATATAACGAGGACGATGACACGGACGATGACTAATCCTATGACACCAGAACGGATAGAAGAGATCAAGCCCTATTTCACGAATGAGCAATTAGATGAATTGAGTCGTGAGTATCGGACGATGCCTACAGATGGCGAAGGATATGCCATTGAACCGGAGTACGAAGGGATGGTAGCACGTGGCTATATTGTAAAGCTAATATCAGATGTGAAAACCGCTCGGACTGCTCTAGAAGAGGTAGAGCGTAAGCATGGCGATACAGGTAATGCACTTGAAATAAAACGCATGCTTTTGGAAAAGGCAAATTACGAAGCTGGACGTCAACGAGTTTTCAAGGAATCGGCAGAGAGGAAGCTGGCAGAGGCACAGCAGACCATAGCCACCTTACAATCGGAAAACGAGCGCCTATCTAGCCTACTACCTGTCCTGATGGATGCTATGGACCTGTTTAAGAGTGAAGTGGAATTAAAGGTTACTATTCCTGGGAATGAGGAAGCGCGGAAAATGATATACAAATGGCTGCTGGAGAATCCTAGCCCAGATTTCCAAGAAACCATAGGAAATAAGGAAGGGAGCGACAAGGCATGAGCCAAGAAAAGCCAATCGTAATAACGGTTTTGGTCAAGGGTGGTGGATACGACACTATAGGTATCCTGCCAAGTATGATCGGACCATTAGCAGAAGCAATTCGCAATAAAGGGTATGAGGTTGCTCATCTGCCCAGTAAGTCAATAGAGGTTGAAGGCATCCTAATAACAGGAAAAGGGATCGGCGAGCGAGTTATCATGCTCGGAATGGAGGGAGTCAAGTCATGACACAGGTAAAGGATAAGACAGACCAGCAGCTTAACCGGGCGCTGGCGGAGTTGATGGGGTGGACGAATATCCAAATCGTAGAGACGGAGCGAATTTGGGCTAGAAAGCCAGATGATGGATGGTCCAAAGAATTACCTGACCATCAGTGGTCCGATTATGTGCCTGACTATGCTGGAGACCCAGCTGCCTCTCTAGAGATACAGACAGCAGCCTGTTCCAAGAAAAAGACCTTATATATCGGAAATCTTTCTTATATCATGCTCGGAAAGTCATGCCTTTATTTAGATGCTGTGAGCTTGGAACTTGCGGCAGACTTTTGTAACGCCAGCCCCCGAGAGAGGGCAGAGGCGGCATATATCACGCTTAGTAGTAAGCAGTAGACGTATACGGTTCAGGAAGGAGTGGATTGGCATTGATTAAATTACTTTCGCTTTTCGGGGGCATAGGGGCCGACATTAAGGCTCTGAAAAATTTAGGCCAACAGGTTAAAACCATTGATTATGTGGAGTGGAAAGAAAATCGTGTGAAAGCCTACAATGCCATGAATCCTTTTCGTTATCGCACTCAGGACGTAAGGGCGTGGGATCTAAAGCCAGACATCCTGGTGCACGGCAGCCCTTGCCAAGATAACTCAGTAGCCAACCTGAACGACGATAAAGGGCGCTCTCAACTAATGCTTGAGACACTTCGGATTATCCGTGAAATGGGAGAGTGGCGCCCTGCAATTGTCATTTGGGAGAACGTCAAGGGAGCAACCTTCCAAAGTAAAATGCCTATTTTTAAAGAGTACTTGATAGAAATGGAGAGGATGGGCTATCGGAATTCTTCGGAAGTGCTCCAAGCAATGGATTTTGGTATACCGCAAAGCCGTGAACGATTGTTCTGCATTTCTATTTTGGGTGACCATACCTTTGATTTTTCCAAATTAGAAAAACGGCCTCTGCGTCCTATAGAAGATTTCTTGCAGGCTGAAAGTGAAATTGATCTTGAAAAGTATATCGTCAGCATCCCTTCTATGCTAAACCGGCTGGCCGACCTGGCAACTCAGGAAGAGATCGAGGCTAATAAATCTAAGTTCCGGTACGTCGAGACCGTGAGGTCGCACTTCTTTACATTAACCGAGCGCCCGGACCGATGCCCAAGCCCAGGAGTCATAAAGTTGAGTGATGGGCGGTACCGGTACCCAACAGAGCGTGAATACTGGCGGCTGATGGGATTTGATGATGCGGACTTCGATCTCATGCTAAAAGAGTTCCCTGTCAAACCAAACTACCGGAGTCGAACATTGTACGCTTTAGCTGGTAACAGCATTGTTGTACAAATGTTGGAAGCAATATTCGAAGTTATCATAAACGAGGACTACGGAACAGATTTAACGGAAGCTGCGGATGGGCAATTACAATTTATTTGCTAATGTGCAGAACGAAGAGATGATGCACTAGGCCGACAGGCCACCGTAACGACCGAATAGGCGCGAGCCGTAAGAGATCATTCAGATCATTAAGGGAGTAGGAGTATCCCTCCTCTCCCAAAGGCAGAGTAGACGAAAACACCACATTGAGAGGATGAAAAGAATGAGTAACATAGAAAACCTTAAATCTTGCCCATTTTGTGGAGGAATAGCAAAAATAACGGTTAGCGACGCAGAAGGAAATAGCCGGGATGAAGAGTATGAACTTGATCCGTGGTCTGGATTAACATTTAGGATTTCACATGCGCATGAAGAAAATGAAAATTGTCCGATAGCTGTTTACGAGGCAGACGGGGCGGAATTAGGCGTTTATCTGTACGAAAGCCGCGAAGAAGCAACTGAAGCGTGGAACAAAAGACAGAACTAATTCACAGCAGTATATACAGGGACAGAGAGGGTTAATAGCCCTCCTCTCCCACAAGGAGGATATACATTGATTAAAAAAATACGCATCAAAATTAGAAAACCCCAAAGTTCAGGTATATTCCATAACTCGCGTGAAGATGTAGCAGCTCTTGGAGATGTATGTAACGCACTCATTGATAAAGTAAATGAACTGGTAGATAAGGTAAATGAATTAGAGAACAAGGTCAAAAAGATGGGGGAGGAAGCCCAATGACACAAAGGGACTGGCAAAAGGACTGGGATCGAGCAACGATGTTTGACGATATTGAATTTTTAGTAAACAATCCACGACCTTTGCTCAACGTTAACAATTACGAACCTCCCTATGTACTTTTGAAATACTGGCTCCAAGAAGCCAAAGAGCGCGGAGAACGGGAACAACGGCTGAAAGAAATGGTGGAAAATGAAATCATGTATTTAGAGGCTGCTGGATTAACTCGAGCAAAGTTGTTGAAAAGAAAATTTAATTCCCTTTACCCAGATACCCCAGCACCCAAGGAGGGGATAGACTGGCTTAACGAAGAGTCTTGTGCCCGTTGTGGAAGAAATAAGCCTGTTGAAGGATATGAATGGTGTTCAGAGTGCAGACCGGATTTGGAATCCAAGGAGGGCGAATAGACATGCCAAAGTATAGAAAGAAACCTGTGGAGATAGAAGCTATTCAGTGGCACAAAAAAACTATGATGATGCATGATGTTCTGAAACATTTCGGCGGATTAAATGGAATGGCTGCAAAATCAATGAGCAGACATTTTGGAGAGTTGATGATTGAAACGCTGGAAGGAATCATGACCGTAAGTGACGGTGACTGGATCATACAGGGCGTGAAAGGCGAGTTGTATCCCTGCAAGCCTGATATTTTCGCAGAAACCTATGAGGCGGTTGAGGAAGGAGATAACCAATGACACTCACAAGGGAAGAGATACTGGCGATGGAGCCTGGGCGGCTGCTGGATGCTAAAATCGCTGAGTTGGTAATGGGGCTGAATATGGTTGATGGTCAACTGCCGCAGCTACCGAGATACTATTTAGCCGACTATGAAAAGACGATCCACCGGGACATTCCTTTGTACAGTTCGGATATATCTGCAGCTTGGGTAGTGCTGGAACACATGCAAGACTCAGGATGGTCATGGGATATGAAGATGAACAATCTGGCGAAAGAAGTCGAGGTACGTATTGGACGGGGGCAAGCAGTTAGTAAGAGTGTGCCTGAGGCGATCGGGAAATCTGCCCTCATTGCCAACTTAGACGCCATAGAGTGGGCGACTGATGTCTAATTGGCAGCACTGAACTTATAACGGCCGTCAGGACTCCGAAACGACCGCAATACTTAGCGACAGCGGAGGCCGCAGGGTTGGCTGTACTGAACTTATAAGGGGGCTGAGACCAATGTGGATTAAGATCATCTTTGCAATTGTAATCATAGTATCTTTAGGATTTCCGATAGACAAAAATGACTGGAACAGAGAAAGAAGCATGCATATGGCTGCAATCTGCATTGCAGGGATTCTGGCACTAGCTGCAGTCGTTATTTTCTCATAAAACCCAAATTTGAGAGGAGCAATTATAAATGAAAATTCAAATAGCAGCGCATTTCAATAAGCAAACGAAGGATTCCAAAAAGGAACTTGTACAGTTCCACGTAAAGGGTGATGACGAGAAGAAGCCTGAGCTTAATGCTATGACGAGATCGGTGGTTGTGTTGAGTATTGACGGTGTGGAGCAGTCCCTGACAACCGAGTTCAGTAAGAGTACGAAGGATGCCAAGAAGACAGTACTGGAGTTCATCGTCAAGGGTGACACATCCTCTGAAAACTCCTATGAATTCTATCGGAAGGCTGGATCAGATGTGGTCTTGGAAATCGCTGAATCTCAAATGAGCATCGAAGAGTTCCGAGGTGATGACGATGAAGAGGATCGTGAGGAGCCAAGAGAGGGCGTGCGAGGCAAGGTTAATCCGGACGGTACTATTGAATTGGAAGACAAGGATCAACTCACGATTGAACAGCTCGCTGAAGCAGAAGTTGGTGCTGATGATGGTCCTAAAATCCCTGAGAGTGATGACGATCTGCCGTTCTAAGATGATATACGCCCCGGCTTCGGTCGGGGGATTCTCTTTACAGATAGAGGTGATGAAGTGACACAGATGTCGTTTGAGTTGCCTGAATTGGACAGAAGGCGGACACAGACTGCCGTTGAGGCTGCTTTAGAGAAATACCGCATATTCAAATCAACTATATTCGAGGATCGGGAAGCAAAGACAACGGCGGCGTGGTCAGACTCTCCGAAGGGGTTCACAGGAACAGTCAGTGATCAGACGGCAAACATAGCTATCTATAATGCTGATGAGCCCGCAGCGCGCAGAGCTTACTGTGAGCGGATAGAGAGGGTGGTTAGCAGACTCCCCAGGAGAGAACGGCTGCTGATTTCGGAAAGATACCTTAATACAGACTGTGACTTTGATTATGTCGTGTATAATGACGCCTTCGATCCGCCGATTGGAGAGACCACTTATTACAAGCTGAAATGGAAGGCATTCTATAAGATTGCGCTGGCCCTTAATATACAGGTGATCAAAGACGGCAAAAAGGAAACAGAGAATACAGCAAACCAGCAGGAGTAA